GTCATGATTTTTTCTTTTTTCAAAAAAACTTCTGTTTGTTTTGCTTTTGGTTTTGTCGTTGGGTCGAGTCCGAGGTGCTCTGCTCTTGAATGGGCTTGTGCTGTTCGGTTGCCGTTGACGTATTGTGCGCCTCTTCTTGAGTTGCATGGCTTGCAGGCGGGGACTAACTCTGTGTCATCCCCGACGAGGTCGTACGGGATGAGATGATCCGCTTCGGTGGCGGGTGCTTTGTTGCACCAGTGGCACAGTGGGTTGCCTTGTAGTAGTTCTGCTCTTCTCTTGAGGAACTCTGGACTGCTTCTTCTTTTGCTCATGGTTGCCCCCTGCTACCGCGACCCCCCGAGGGGTCTTGGTCTCGTTTGTTGTGGTCGGGTGTTGTGTAATGCTCGCCCCCCGCGATTCCAGTATGTCTCTGAGGTTGCCGGATGTTTGACATCGTTGGACGGTCACCATTCACATTTATGACGTTTGGACGCTGCACAGTAGCCCGAGGGCAGACTGCTCGACCCGTGTTCCCACGTTTTCTACGAACCATCTGCAACTGATGATGTCGGCTTGCTTGACTCAATTGTGTTGGCATCTTAGTCCTTGCGTATCCCCTGGAGGATTGCTAGCCCGATACTTAACAGAAGGATGTACCAGGCGACAATAATCATCCGATGGTGCCTAACCGCTTGGCGGGGGGTTTAAACAGTTGTACGCCTTCTGGCAGCTCTTGAGGGAACTCTGGGAGGTCGGTCATTGAGTACAGGCGATAGTCCTTGATGGTGAAGCAGTCTTTGTAGATCTCTTCGTTGTTGTCTATGACTTCGCGACCTGTAATCCAGCCCTCGATGAGGACTCTGTTGTCTCGTACTTTGCAGTGAATGAAGTTGTGGTCGGGGTTGTCGCGCCTGCGGACTTTGATTGTGCCTTCTGCGTTCTCTGTTGACCTGACTTGGTACTCGAGGACGTCATAGCCGTTTTCGTTTTCTTGCCATTCCCAGTCGACGCCGAAGACTTTTGCAACGGCGACTTCTCCGAGTGATCCGGTGATGTGTGACTGCCACCAATGTTGAAGGTGATACGGGATGTCTGATGCTCCTGGGCGTTGGTGTTTGAACATGGCGTCGATGCGGTGTTCTATGCCTCCTGCGCAGGCAAGACGGACTTCTTCTTTGCTGAGGAAGACTCTGATCTGTTGCCTCATTGGATTCTGCCTGTCCTGCCGAGTCGAGCTGCGATTGCGTCAAGGTCTCGAGGACGCCAGAGGTGATATTCGATTCCTGCGTTGACAAGGCATCGTGCATACTTTTCTTGCTCTGCGGAGAGTTTGCCTTCGGCTGCTTTGAGTTCGCAAAAGATGACTCCTCGAGATGGCACAGATGTTGAGACAAGTACGAGGTCGGGGAATCCGTTGCCGTCTGACCGCCATACGCCTGGACGGGGCGATGAGGGTGACGCATGGAAGACAAGCCACTGCTGCATTCGTGCCAACTTGATGACTTGGTCTTGGAATATCTTTTCCGAGACGGTCATCGGGTGTCTTTTCCCAACAGAAATCCGCACATGAACAGACTGACGCACATGATGACAAGAGTCAGGAACTCAACCATTAGAACGCCTCTTCGGGTTTTTCTTGCGGTGCGGGAGCCGACTTGAGGGTGTCAATGTATGCAGACGCTTCGCGCTTGGTCATGCCTTGAAGGTTCGCTGGTGGAACTTTGCCCATTGACTTACAGACCGCGCGGATCATGTTTTGTTGCTTTTCTGAGGCAAGGTCTGATGATTGAGTAATAGTCACGTCTCCGCGCTGCACTTTCTGCATTTCTTCTCTCGAGGGGCGTTTGTCAAGCGATGTCCCGCAGAAGTTATGCATGGGAAAATTTGACAAACATCTGCCGAGCGAACTTGTCTCGCAGTTTTCTAAAGAACTCGTTTTATTGACATTGCCTTGATTTCTAATTTCTTCGGCATGGCCTGTCGCAACAACGACGCCATCGCAAAGAATGGTTGTTTTCATGACGCAAATGTCGTCGCCTGGGGCTGACAGAAGTTCAGAGATTACAGAAAAGAATTGCTCTCGTGTTTCTGACCATTCAATGAAACGTGAGAATCGACTTTGAACTGGTTCGTAGTCCTCAATGCTCATGACGGGTTCTCCGTAATCCATTCGATGACTGCTTTGAGTTCGTCGTTGTTGTTGCTTATGCTTGGATGGCGTAGGCGTTCTGCCGAGTTGCGCATTGTCATTATCAGCGCAATTGCCTGACTGACTGTTGAGCCTTCTTCGAAGCGCATCTCTCCGTCGAGTTTGACTGACAGGTTCATTAGACGCGCAATGATTTCGTCGGTTGTTAATTCCATGATGTTTCCCTCATCTTTCGTTACGACCCTGAGGTCGCTTTCCAATGCCCAAGACCTCCGTTGTCGAAGAGGTACCGAGCGACCCTGACATTACACGACGGATCCTGTAATGCGCGGATGACGTCTTGCTTCTTACAGACTGCCCGTGTCACGGTTGCCCAAGACCCTTGAATCTGCATGAGACCGACATCGGGTCGTCCGGTGCTTCGGCGGACTGGCGACACGGCTCGAGCGGTGCAGCGCGATTCGCGATACATGATTCTTGAGAGCGTTGGCACGACCTTTGCAGGGAAATGCTTGCGCAAGAGCGGTTCCCATTGCGGACAGGATTGTGCAGCTGCTGATGCGGGTGAGGCGGTGAATGTTGCGGTGATGAGGGCGATTGCCATGATTCTCTTAATCAACCTGTTCTACTTCTGTAATCGAAGCGAAGGTCATCCAGGGAGCGCGCCTTGTGGCGACTGTGACTTTGACGATCTCTTCTGTTGCCGAATCTGTGAAGATCTGGACGAGGGTTAGTTTGTCCTTAGACCATAACGGCATATAGCCCCACGTTGGAAGCATCATCGGTTAGCCATCATTTTGAGGAAGAGCCAACACGAGACCCATCCCATTATGAAACTGTAAATGAATTGTGTATCTGTCATGGCGTTTCCCTTCGCTCGACTGGTCTGAATGTTGTAACACAGACAAGGGTTTGGGTGGCGGATTCGACCTCGGAACCAATGAGGGAAACACAGTCAGTCCCGAGGTCTAGCACGAGGGGAAAATGTCCTCGGGCGATTTATGGCTTGGGCAATGCCCGCCAAGCGGCTTCAAAGGCTTCTGCGGATTGCTTTGCCATTTCGAAGTGGAGCCAATTTGGGTTGCCTTGATAGGAGCCTGCGTTGTCTGTTGCGGTGTAGATCTTGACGCCTGTTTTGCCTTCGCCCCTGGAGCATCGGTATCCCGCGCCGTATTCGCCGTATGCGTACCAGTGCAATTCGCAGAGTCCGAGGGCTTTTGAGTTGGCTAGGAACCAGTCCCACATTTCGCGGGCTTGTGTTTCGTCTTTGTATTGGATGTCAGCTGCGTATCCGGTGGCATGGACAGACAGTCCTGCGTTGTTGCGCATTGGACGATTGACGTATGTTCCAAGAGATTTTGTTCCCCAACGCTTTCCGCATAGTTCAACGAGTTTTGCGGTTACGGGTTGAGTGGCTTTGCCATCCCAAGATGGGTAGTACGGATAGACGCGGTTGCTCATGGTGCAGGCGGATCTTTTGGTTTATCTTTGAGACCGTTGCCGGCAAGGACTCCGAGAAGACCGCCAGTCAACGTGGCGAGCATTGGTGAGAGTACTGCCCAGGCTGAATTGTCGTTCGGACTGACTTCGAGCGGTTGTGTCACAAATAGCAAGCCATACAAGAGAGCCAAGATTGAAGAGAGGAACGCAACTGTCAATCCGATTGCTACGACAAAGATAAGTCGTGCTTTGATTTCTTCGTTGCTCATTCTGTTTTGAGGTTTCATGTGCATTTCCCTCCGGTGCCGTAGCGCGGTGTTGCTGTTGTTGGGGTGATTGTTTCGGTTACTCCTCGAAGTGCTTTGTTTTTTGTTGGTAGGCAATTGAGGCGTTCACGATCTGCGCAAGCGGTAAGCGATGCGCAAATGACCAATAGAATTAGGCTTTTTCTCATGCCTTGCGGTATCCGTAGCAGGTGACGGTGCCTGTTGAAAGTGTACCTGTGCCGATTTTGAGGGTGCAGGCTGTGTAACTTGTGGCGTCTGCTTGATACCCACCGACTAGATACGCCCATGTTGCGCTGTATGACGCGGTTCTGTATTGCGTTGCAGCAGCTTTAAAAGGGTTGGTGATTTCTATTGAACCACTGAGGACATCTGTTGCACTTCCTGATGTCGCAATTACCCATGCCGTTGCACTTGATGAAGCAATAGGTTGCAATGTACTCGATACATAACGGTTGTATAGGCCTGCGTACTGGTAATTAGTAACGCTTGAGCCAAGAGACAAAGTCAGATCAACGGTGTTTGTATTGACTACAAGACCGTTGTACACCAGAAGGTAACTGTCATAAGTGCTGTTAAAAGCACCAGTTAAAACAACGGTTTGTGCGCCCGATGCTGTGGTGGAAGCAACATAAACCAGTCCTGAGTTGATGTTGTCATTTACATACGCCGAAGTGAGAATCTGCCCCGGAACTGTTGGTGTACTTATTGTCATGTTGTGTCTCCTTTAGAAACTTAGAAGGTTGTTGTCGAGCGTTCCGAAGATTGCATCGTCAAGGGTGAGGTATTGGTTGCCGTCCGTACTCTCAAAAGTGTACGAAACAATGTGAGAGCCTGGAACGATTCGGTGTTCAATTCCTGAAGTGATCAGGGTCTGCGATTCTGTAAGCGGGGTTCCGGTGTTGTAGTCCTTTTGGACTGTCACGATTGAGGTCAGGTCAATGGCAAAGATGGTTGCCCATTGCGCCGAGGTAAGAGCTGCGAGTTCGCATGAGACGCCTGTGAAGCGCACGACGGGGTTGCGGTATTTCCCGAGAAGGTACGCGCCAAGACCGTTGACTTCTGAGGTTGTGGAGTTCAGCAAGTTAAGAAGGTTGTAGTTCTGCGCTTGGTACAGAGAGATTGACGTCGAGTCAGAGTTCGTCTGCGCTGCTCCTGCGGGTGACTGCGTCACGATGTAGTTGTAAAGCAGCTCTGATCCGTATTGGTTGACCAGGCTCATGTATGGAATGCCTGTGCCGTCTGTCGTGAACGACGCACCTGAGACGGGGTTCAGAACGCTCGACCTGCCCTTAAAGGTGAGGGTTCCGTCGGCTGAGGTGTAAAGGTAGCCCTGTTCGGACGTATTGACCTGCTGAAGATAGTTGAGGACGTTTGTGTCCTGAGAGACCGCGTAAGCCCCCAGAGTCGAGGTTCCTGTACCGATAGCCCTTGCGCCCTGATAGGCGACCTCTGGACGGTCTAGGACGGCGTCTACGCGCAATCCTGAGGTCTGTGCGGACGGGGTGAAAGCGTTAAGTTGCTGATTGGCAAGGGTGCCGAAGCTGTCAACGCATCTGGCGTACATTCTGCCCTGGTTGGCGTTCTGGTAGTCCAAGTCCCAGTCTTCAACGAAGCCTGTGTAAATGGGGGTGCCGTTGGCGTAGATGATGATTGGTGAGCGAGGCAATACAAACGGGTAGTAGATCGAGGCCGTGTTGAGCGGGTCAAGGATTCTTGAGTTGTTGTTGAATACGACCTGTGCGGTTCCTGCGTTGAACTGGTCAAGTTGGCGGTTGCGTCCGCGCTTAATGTTGACCGACAGAACGAGCGAGGTGAGGTCTGCGTATGCCAGTCCGCCGAGGGTGCCTGTGTCTAGTAGACCGTAGACCGCGTCGTTGAGTTGGAAGGGTTGACCGAATCCTGTAGTTGTCTGGAATCCGACAAGGACTTGGTAGGTGGGGACGGTCATTACAGTCCCGATGCCGGAGCGAAGACAACGCCTGAGTTGCGTTGTGCTGCAAGGATGGCGTCGATGATGTCTTGACCGACTGTGGCAGGTGACGAAATTAGTCCCGCGTCGATGTTGAAAGTGACGTTGCTAAAGTCAAGTCCTGCGAGACCTCCTTCCATTGTGAAGTCTCCAGTCCCTGTTGGCATTGCCGAGACGGGTGGTTCGGTAACTTTTGAGGGTTTGCCAGGGGACGGAGTTGCGTCTACAAGACCCGTGAAGGGTGCGACAAATGCCGGAGTTGCTGAGGGTGCATTTGAACTTGCTCCGCCTCCTCCCATACGACCAAAATCAACTTGTCCCATTTGAGGAATGTCTTTGAATGGACTAATCAAGTTGATTCCCTTGATAATGATGTTGCTTGCCTTAATCCAGTTATTTGCCATGAACTCAAAATAGTCAGAGATGCCGTTGACAAGGGTTTTGACTCCGTCTCGGAACCATGAGAAACGTGCGTACAACAGAACTAGTCCGGCGATGATTGCGGTGAAAACGATAAGCCCTGTGGCGACTTGAAGAGCGGTGAATGATGTTGCGAGAAGAGCGTTGGCTACGACTGCAATCTTTGTTGCTGCGGTGTAGGTCACGATTGCTGCTGCGATTGCTGCAACTCCAGCTGCAATTGCGAGAAATACTTGCGGGTGATCTGATGCCCATTGGGAGAACTTGAGTAGGACTGGAAGGATGGCTTCGATTGCAGGCATGAGAGTCGCGCCGATTGCCTCTTTTGTTTCGTCGAGGGCGACTTTCATTCTGGCGAATTTGCCTGCTGCGGTGTTGGCTGCGTCTGATGCTGCTCCACCGAAGGTCTCTGCCATTGCCTTAGTTACTTCATCGAGTGAGGCTCCTGCCTTAATCATGTCTCGAAGTTCTGGAGACAGTTTTGCAAGTGCGGTGAAGTTTCCGCCGTATGCCTTTTCGAGAGTTTTGGTCACGGTCTCGAGTGAGACGCCTTTTGCAGCTGCGACGTCCATTGCAAGACCCGCTGCCTTTTGCGCTTCGGTGATGTCGCCAGTTGCGCGGATTAGTCCTGCAAGTGCCGGACGAAGTTCGTCGTCTGTGACTCCTAGCAATTTGCCTTGAACCGATATCCATTCTTCGTTGGCTGCAATCTGTGCGTCGGTTGCGCCTGTGGTGCGTTGGATTTGGGTGGCCAGGGC